TAATAGATTTATTATCTAAACCAGGTATTATTCACAGGGATGGATTAAATATAGTTATCTTAAGACAAGACCCACATAAATTACCAAATGATAATTACAATCTGGGTAATGTATATACTTCTTGTTTATCCGATATTTTTATAGAAGATTATTATAACATTAACAAAAAATTTATATTTTTATATCAATATGAAAATAATACTTATGAACCAATCGTTCTTAAAAAACCAAAAAAAAAGATGGAACCATTACAAATATTCTTTGATTATAATGATCCGAAATATTCAGAATTAATGAATTTGATTGGTATATGGTATCAAAAAGGATGTAGCAAACAATATATTTCTAGAAAGATTAAACGAGTTTTTTATACAATGTTTACATGCCAACAAACTCTTAAATTATTTGAAAACTTAGGCGAATATGATAAAAACTTAAAACCAATTGGTGTTTTTAAAGATTATTTTTCAAGATGTTTATATATTTTAACTACAGGAAAATACATAATACCTGTTAAACCGTCAATATATAATCTTGGTAAATATCCAATATTAGATTTATCAGATAATTTAAAAAAATATACAAAAAATATTTATCAAACAATATCTTATATTGAACATATTAATGATATAATTGACAAATTAAAAAAAAAGACAGATAAAACATCTTTAATATATGGTTCTGGATATGAAATTAATGGAGTTTCTATTACAAATTCAGAAATAAATTATTTAGTATTTGAATCCCAACTTAATATACCAGTTAAAACATTACCATACAAGTTGACTAAAAATAATAAAATTAAACTAACTAATCATAATAGTGAAATTAATATAACTGATATTAAAGTATATGATAATGAAACGAATAAATTAATTACTGATGGGATTGAATGGAATGATTTTGATGATATTGAAGAAAATATCATCTCTCATGAACGATATGAAAGACTAGTTTTAGAATTTTCACAATATTTAAATAAAGATCCGCAACAAAAAATGAAAGAAAAAATTATTTCATTAATTAAGGAAACACTTGACAAACAAGATAAATATAATATTTATAAACATAATAATATTTTAAAAAAAAAAAAAAAATTATATGAACTCATTTATCATATGTGTTTCAATATTACTACAAAAAACAAATATAATATTACAAAATTAAAGGATTATAATGAATCTCAAATTCGAATACCTTGCGCAGATATTAAAGAAGAATGTCATTCAACGGAATATTGTGAAATATCTAATGGATGTAAATTATATATACCTATGTCAAAATATAAATTATTTATTGGTATGATGGTAAGTGAAATGCTTAAATATGGTAAAAGAGAGTATTTATCATCTGGAAAATTATCAGTAAATGTATCTGGGCGTATATTAGATAATAATGTCAATTATATTGTAGATATAGATAATTTTATTGATAGTGTAGATGGCGTTTTTGAAAGAAAAATTCCGCATGAAAACTTATTATCAAAAATCAGATTAAATAAAGATTTGTAAATATTTCTTTTATTTAAAAAATATAAGAACAAGGTTCTGCAAATTTTGGTAATTCTTGAATATAATTTTGCTTTAGAATGTTGTCTATTTTATTTACACGATTATTTAGATTATCTATTTTTCTATCAATATTATTAATTTTATTAGATAAATTAAGATATTGTTCATTTAAATTTTTAAATTGTGTTGTAAATGATTTAATAAGATTTTCAATACTTAAATTACTTTTAAATTGATTATTGAAAATTCTTCTACGTTTAAAATTAGGTTCAAAAAGATTTCTATTACTATCATCTACACAGTGAAATTGACGTTTTCTATTAACTTGCTGACTCATTAAAAGATATATAAAAATTGAAAGATTATTTATAATTATATAAAAGAATTCAATTTTTAATAATGAAAAAACCTAATTTTGTTAAAACATTACAGGATAATTCTATAGAACAAAGAACTGAAGAATGGTATAAAAAACGAACTACGATGATTACCGCAAGTGATTGTGGTACCATATTAGGATATAATAGTAAATTTACAACCTCAGATGATCTTTTGACTAATAAATTAAATAATATTAGATTGGATAACGTTCATTTACGACATGGAAATCATTATGAACCAATTGCGATTGATATTTTTGAACAAAAATATAAAGAAAAAGTTTGGTCGGTAGGATTACTTACTCATAAAAATAAAAAATTTAAATTTTTAGGTGCTAGTCCAGATGGAGTCACTTCTAATCATTGTCTAGTTGAAATTAAATGTCCAAGTAGTAGAATGATTGATGGTTCAATTTCTTTACATTATTATGCTCAAGTACAATTACAATTAGAAGTATCTGACTTTGAATTATGTTATTTTTATGAATGTTCTTTTAAAGAAGTTCGAACAAAAGGGGAATGTAAAAATAAAGAATATTGTGGTTATAATGAAAAAAAGGAAAATTGGTGGTATTTAGCTTATGATTATTTAAGACCAATCAAAAGAGATAGAAAATGGTTTGAAGATAATAAAGAAAAATTTAAACAATTTTATGATGAAATGATATATCAACAAAAACAACAAAAACAAATTAACAAAAACTCTCGTAAAAGAAAACTACCACCAAGTTTATTGAATGGGAGACAAACAAAAAAACGAAAAAAAATTAAAAATATTCCTTGGATTAATGAAGGGAAAATTAGAAATTATTGTATTGGTGATACTCTGTGTGATTGGTTAGATATGTATGGTGCTAAAAATAACTATCAAAAAGAACCAAATAATCCATTCACTTTATTAAAGTTTAAAAAAACAAATCAATTTAAATCTATCGTTATGAATACAATTGAGAAAAAATTTAAAAATGATTGTCAAAGATTACCACAAAATTATGGAAATTATACATATGATCTTATACGCCTAACAAATGATTATATGAATAAAGGAACCAAGATTATTATTAATGGAATGTTACAAGATGAAGATGATAAAATTTATACAGTATTTGATTTATTAGTTAGAAGTGATTTCATAGAAAAAGTTTTTGATAAAAGAAAATTTAAAGCGTCTGTAAAAAAACAATTTAAAGCAGATTCAACATATAGTCAAAAACACGATGAAGAATGGTTCTATATATCAGTTTCTATAAAATACAAAATTTTACCATTTTCTAGTAATGGTATGACATTAACAAATGAATCTGTAATGAAATTATATAAAGCACAATGTGCTTTTAAAAATAAAATTTTAACAAAAAATCAAGTTCATCAATCTGATATTACATTTATAATTGGAAGTGGATGGAAAATGACTAAAAATGGACAAAAATTTAAAAATCATAAAAAAAGAGATTGGGAACGACCTGGTTATATCAATTTAACAAATCAAGATATAAAATATGTTCAGATGATTGACGATGCTTTGATATGGTATAGAGATGTTGAAAAAAATGGAAAAAAATGGAAAGTAGAACCAAAACCTACCAGAAAGGAATTATATCCTTTGATTTTAAGTAATAGTCCAGGATATTGGGGAGCCACTAAAAAAAAAATTGCAACAAATTTAAAAGAAATTTCATTATTATGGCAAGTTGGACCAAGTAATCGTATTAAAGCACATGAAAAAAATATTTATACCTGGGATAATCCTAAATTAAATCCACAAATATTAGGTTTCAAAAAAGAAACAAAAAGAGCAAAAATTTTACAAAAAATTATTGATGTTAATAAAATGAAAAAAACTAAAATATTACCAAAGAAGATTGAAAATAATTTAGATAATTGGAAAAACCCTAATAGAGTAGAATTTTATGTAGATTTTGAAACTTTAAATTCACTTTATGGAGGGAAATCTATAATTTATTTGATTGGTTTAACTGTTGTTATTCCTGATAAAATAAAGAAAAAATTTAATACTAATAATAAAAAAAGATATTATGACTTTAAAGCAGAATCTTTAACCAAATCTGAAGAATATAGAATAATCGAAGAATGGTTAAACCAAATGAAATCAGTTCTTAAAAAATATAATTTAAAAAGAAAAGATGTTAATTGTTATTGTTGGTCTAATGCTGAAAATAGTTTCCTTAATGCTGCTAGAAAAAGACATGGAAAAGAAAATTCATCTAAATGGAAAGTAGATTTTACTGATGTAATGGAACTAATTAAATCGGAACCAGTTGTTATTAAAGATTGTTTATCTGGATTTGGATTAAAATCTGTATCTGGTGCCATGAATAAACATGGAATGATTAACAAGAAATATGATACAAAATGTAGTTCTGGTGAAGTTTCCATGGCTTTTGCTATTAATTATTATGAACATAAGTCTCAAGAAGTAATGGATGATATAGTTGGATATAATGAATTAGATTGTGATGTTATTTATGAAATATTGACATACTTAAGAAAACATCATACATAAAATATATTTTTCTCACTTATCATTATATATATAATGTCTTTTCAAGTTATACCAATTATTTTAATTCCTGTTCTTATTACTACATTTTTTCTTAAAATGCCTAAAAATATATCTCAACAGAAAGTTTTCACAAATGTTACTAAAACTCCTAAATCGATTATGGATTTTAAATTAAAAGACAAACTTGATGATTTTGTAGAAAACCATTTTGGAAAAAAATATATTGTTGATACTTACACTATTGTTAATTCAAATACAAATGTATTAACAAAAATAACTGATATCAAAATAAAAGTATTTATAGTGAAAAAAAATTCAAAGGCATGGAATAATTCTAATAAAATTATTCTTATGTCTATTAAAATTACCCCAACTGATATTAAAATTTCACATATTTTGCAAAATTCACATCAACTTGGAGAAAAAATTATACCTCAAAATTCGAATTGTTAAAAATAAATTACACTTTTTATATTTTATATATCTAAATTCCTATTGTTTATTTCTTTGCTTTTATTATATATTATAATGTCTAATAAAAACATAGATCCTTTTTGGTTTAGTGACTATTCTATTATATTTGATAAAAATAGATTGACTGAATTTTTTCCAGCAAGTGACATGGAATATACTGAAAAATTAAATGCTATTTTAAGATTCTCGATATATATAGCAATTATTTTATTTGTATATAACAGAAACATTAATGTTATATTTATCCCCATTGTTTCTGCTTTAATAACTTTGTATTTATATAGATACTTTAGAGATGAAAATACTGGAAAATCATTGGAAGAATTAGGAAATATAGAAGATGTATGTATAGCCCCTACAAAAAATAATCCATTTATGAATGTATTAATGTCTGATTATACTGAACAACCTGAAAGACCAGAAGCATGTAATATTAAAAAAGAAGAAATTCAAGAATCAACTGAAGATCATTTTAATCATAATCTATATAGAGATGTTAGTGATGTATGGAATAAAACTCATTCACAACGACAATTCTATACTATGCCTAATACACAAATACCAAATAAACAAAAAGAATTTGCTGAATGGTTATATAAAACAGATAAAACTTGTAAAGAAGATCCTAAACAATGTATTCGTTTTGAAGATATACGAACTAATCGTCCTATATCTATAGAAGATGCTAAAAAACAATCTTAATTTTTTATAATATCTTTTAAAAAAACATCTTTTCTTACCCCTTCACTTTTTCTTATATCATCTATAATATTTGGAATCTCTTTATTTGCTGAAGAATACTTCTTTAATAAATCTCTTATATTATTAAAATTATTATCTATTCTTTCAAGTCTTTTGCTTTTTGTATATAAAGTTTTTTTAATATATTGAATATTTTCTACCATGTATTCTAATTTTGATATTATCTCTGTTTTTAAATATTCATAATCTTCTGGAATTAATTTATTTACTTGTTTATCATATGATCGCAATAATTTTATTATCTGTTTGTAATAATTATTACGATTATTAATTTTATTAAATTGTAGTTTAATATGTCCATCTCTCTCAATAATCTTTGTTGTAAGAGATTTTAATTCCTTTCGAATTTCCTTTGCTTTTTTATTTATATTAGATTTCTTTGATTCTAAATCTTTTATTTGTTTCTTTAATATTCTAGAATTTTCTTTTAATTGTGTATAAAGTGTAATTAATTCTAAAATAGTTTTCTGAATATTTATAGTAATTTCTGGTAATGTTTTTAAAGAATCGTAATTTTCTTTAATATTACTTTTAAGATTATCTAATGAACTATCTAATGTTTCTATCTTTTTACCCAAATCATTTATAAAAGAAAACTGATTTTTATATTGTTCTTGAAGATTATTTATCCTTTTATCTATATTTCTTATATTTCTATATTTTCGATTATCAGTCATCACTTATTATTATATATAATATATTATTATTTTAAATTTCAATTATTTCTTGAACATCCAATTTCTGTTTTTCTAAAATTATTTTCCATTCTGTTTGTAAATCGTTATTCATCTTTACAATACGTTTAAATGAATCAGCTAATACTTTTGCATATTTTGTTTCATCACTCTTTTCATCATTCAAAATTAAATATAACATAATCTTTCTATCAAAAGGATGTTTCATTTTATAATAACTATATTTAACTCTATCATCTTTTTGTAATTCTTTAGATAAAATATTACCAATTGTATGACCTTCACCCTGAATTATAAAACAAACACCAGCAAGACAATTCGTATTATCAATTTCTATATCTTTATTTTGTAACTCTATGATTTTTTTATCAAATCGATATAAAATTTTTGAAAAAACAACATATGGATCTACCAAATGTGATTCTAACTTGAACGAATATACGTACTTCTTATTATAATACTGATCACTAAAAATAACTACATCTTTATTCATATCTTTACTCTCATCTTCATCCATAATACCATTATCAGATAAATAACCTTTTATACCATTTATTATCTTATTTTTAGTATTTTCATTAAAATTCTTGAAACCATAAGCACCTATACTATTATCATACAAATAATGATCACCATCTAATGATAAAGTCTCTTTACAATATTTACGAAAGGTTTTTTTACTTTTTACACTTAATTTATCCCATATATCCTGTTTAATACGAACATCTTCATTTATTTTAAAACAACAAACTGAAACTGGTTGAAATTTAGCATGTTTCTTACCATTACCTTTAATTGGATACATTTTTAAACTAATTTTTTCTCCATGTCGTAATTCTACCAGTAAAATATTAGGTATAATATTTATTTTACCAGATATTACCTTTAAATCTGAACTAGTTACAAACTTTTTATCATAATCTGAATTACTTACTTCCAATTCTACACAAATATTATCAATATCATCAATATCAATTTCTAATGGTATTAATGACAATCTATGAGATAAAATCTCATTATTAATAATTGATGTATTTGTTTTTATAATTATCTTGTCAAAAGCATTACTAATAACATCTGATAAAACTATTCTACGAAATGAATTCACTATACACGTATCCAAATTGTAAATATTCATTTTAAGTTCAATGTCATCATTAATTTCTATATTTTTAAAATGATTATTCATTATATTAAATATATAATTTGTAATTTGTAATTTGTTATTTAAATATTAAATCAATTTTTATTTAATATTTATATTTCGTTTACATTCTTATTATTTAAGTATCAGAAACATATATAGAATGTATCGTCAAAAAAATAAGAAACATTTAAGAAGAAGAAAAAAAAAACAACAAAATGCTAAAGATTTTGATTTACCTCCCCCAAATAGAAATCCAAATTTAAATACAGGAGGAGAAAATAAAAAATCCTTTCCAGTTACTACTCAAACTCAAAATATTAGAACACAACAAGCTCAATGTTACTATAGCAATCAATGTAAATATTGTAAAGAATTACTTGAAGAAATTAATCGTTTTAATATCAAAAGTGATAAAATTATATTAATTAATATAGATGAAAATAGAAAAAATTTACCACCACAAGTTCAACGTGTTCCAACAATACTTGATAGAAATGATTCTAAAATATACGTTGGAGAAGAAGCTTTTACTTTTATTACTGATATTGTTAAGGAAAGTACAGTTAATGTAATGGCTGTAAATACTGGAGTAGCAGCTAGTTTTTCAGAAACATTTGTTTCATTAGACGGAGATGGATTTAGTAATGACGCTTGCCTAGATTCAGCAAACTTTAGTAGTATTAATGATATGTCTCATATTAATATAATTAATGAAAAAAAAGAAAATAATCAATTTAATGGAAATGATTTTGCTCAAAAATTAGAAGAATTACAACAAAGCAGACAAAATGAAATTAAGCAATTTAAACATTAATTAGTTTTAATTTAAAGATTATTTAATTTATATTAGTATACGATGAGTTACGTTAAGGCATTTAATAAACAATGTTTAAATTTTTTGGGAGAAATGGCAAAAACATATCCAGAAAATAAGGAAATTTTGCCTATAAAAAACCAATATCTATTAATAACAAAAACCAATGAAAAATGGGGAATACAAAATTTTATTGAAACATGTTGGAAATTCTATCCAAATATCAAGGAAGATGATGAAAATTTTTTTATAGAATATGATTTATCTGGAACTATTTTAGATGATTTAAATTTAAAAAAAATTTGGAAATATGCTACCGATAATACAAAAAAACAGATTTGGTTATATATTAAAGTAATTTTCAAAATTGTGGAAAAATATATAGATTCCCAAAAAAAGAAAAATTCTGCGTAAGGCTTGTTCTTTTTATTTGTATAGTAAAATATATATTTTATAATGGAAGAAGGATTAAATACATTTAAGACTTGTTATTGTGATTTTATTAATCAATTAGTATTATATGATGATCAAAACAACACTATAAAAACTTATATTGATAAAATTAATTCATCTGATAATTTAATTTCTGATATACTAAATGATATGATAGACGAATTACCAACATATATTGATAGAATTAAAGAAAATGATTTGACAGTATTTAACAAAGATTCTGAAATTAAATTTTTAAATGATATAAATATAAAAACTTTTTGGGAAAATATTGAAAAGAAAGACAAAAAACAAGTTTTCTCTCATATTGATTATTGTTTTACAATTGGTAAATTTGTAATGGGAAAAGCAACACTTAATGATATAAGAGGATTATATAGCATAAAGGAAAATTCTAAAGTAGAAGAAGTAATAGAAGTAGAAGTAGAAGAGGAAGATAATGAAAATATAGAAATTGAAGAAGCAACTATTGTTGATGAAAATGGTAATGTTATGGAAGAAGCAGAAGAAACAGAAGAAACACATGTAATTACAGAAGAGGAGCAAGAAAAAATTATGCAAGATTTAAATGGTATTACAAATGATTTAGAAGAAATTGAAAAAATGTGTAGAAATACGTTAGGTGATGAAAATTTAAATAAAATGCAACAACAAATTCAAAATATGATTGGAAATATATTTACAAATAATACTGAAAATACTGAAAATACTGAAAACACTGAAAATACTGAAAATACTGAAAATACTGAAAACACTGAAAACACTGAAAACACTGAAAATACTGAAAATACTAATCCATTAGCGGGATTATTTGGAGGTAATGGAAATGAAGAAAATCCATTAGCAGGATTATTTGGGGGTAATGGAAATGGAGAAAATCCATTAGCAGGATTATTTGGAGGTAATGGAAATGGAGAAAATCCATTAGCAGGATTATTTGGAGGTAATGGAAATAGTCCATTTGAAACTATGGCAAATGATATTAAATCTAAAATAGATAGTGGTGAAATTGATGAAAATGCTCTTGAAAAATCTGGAGAACAGATGATGCAAATGATTGGAAACTTATCTGAATCATTAGGACCTATGTTAAGTAATATTATGGGAGGGGCAATGGGAGGATCTACTGAAAATAATCAAAAACAAGACCCATTAGGAAGAGCAATGGGAGGAATAATGAATGCGATGAGTCAAAAGGAAGATGGGGAAAATCCATTTGCTAATATTTTAAGTTCTTTAGGGGGAACAAAATTATCTAATGATGAAAAAAGTAATTTAAGAAGAGAAGAAAGATTAGATAGAAATCGAAAAGAAGCTGAAAAAAAATATAAGAAAAAATTAAGAAAAAAATTAAGAGATAGAAGAAGGAAAAAAAAACAACGAGGAAAAAAATAAAAACATATCATAAAAAATAAAATATATAATTATTAATATATAAGATGTCTAAAGAATCTATTGATACATGTACATTACCAGCTAAATATTTTGGTTCTACAAATGAAAATAACATTAATTGTAAAATAACATTACAGGATCAAATTCAAAATGATAGTGATGTTAGTCGTATTTTAATTATAGTTTTAACTTGTGTTTTACCAATTATATTTTTATTATATGGCATTCGTAATATTTCATCTTTACAATTAGTTCATTATATATTATTTTTTGCAATAGTAGCATTATCTATTATAACTTTATGTTCAGTTGAAGGAATTACTATAGATAAATCCTTCATTATCTACCCAAAAGAAAAAGACTGTAATACCTGTAAATTTAATTCAAAATTATCTTTAATTGGTGTTGGAATTGGTATAGCATCTGCTATTATTATTTATTTAATTGATTATATTATTTCCAATTTTTTGTAAATTACTTAACTTATTTAATTCTAATTATGATTAAATTATATTAAAATTAGAATTATTCTACTGATTTTGGTACTATGTAAAATTTTTTTCATGAATCCATATTTTCAGTTCTATCTCTTGTGATACAAAATATATTATTTATTTTGAAACTTTGACTATTATAGATAATCCAGTTTTTGTTTTTTTACCAGAATATCTATATCCTTTTTTTAATTTTCCTTTATTTCCTCCAGTTTGAATAATACCTTTATGTTTACGTGTTTTTTTTCCATATTTCAAAGCGATTCGACGGGGACGAAATCCTGTGCTTCGTGAACTCAAAGATGACCTTGGGTGTTTCATAGGATATGGTGCCGCATTAACTGCTTCAAATATTGGTACCATTTCGTTTTTTTCATTCAGCTTCTTACCAGTCTTCCTACCAGTCACGAACGCGTCGTCTTGGATGCTTTTATCTTTATCAAAAAATTTAATATCAGGTTCATTATCAAAATTAACTCTTGCCATTATAGTTTGTTATATAATAAAATATAATATAATATAATAAAATATTATGACAAAAATTAGAATTATTCTATTGATTTTGGTGCTATGTAAAATTTTATAACTCCAGACAAATTATCAATCTTATATTCTAATAAAATTGGCGAACCTTCTTTTAAAAATATAGAAACTTTAGAACTAAATGTACTTGACTTAGCATATTTGGTCAAGTAATCAATTGAAAACGATAATGTAAAATCTTTTGCGAATTTTAATTTTGTATAATCATTTTTTATCATTCTTATACAAGCGTCACTATCAATACCTGTTGACTTAAAGTCAATTTTATTTTTACTCTTACTTACATCAATTTTTACATAATCTCCTATATATGCTAAATTTTTTAAGAGATTTTGAAATTCTGATGATAATGTTTTTATACGACATTGATAATTTTCTTTCGGAATATTAATATCATGAGAATCTTGATCTATCAAACTCAAATTAAACTCCTTATGTGCATCTGTATCTAAATTGTCAAATTCCCATAATATTTTATTATCGTTTTCTTTATATGATATAGTAATTTGTTCTCCATTATTTAAACATTTCAAAATATTACTTAAACTTTTCATACTAACTGACAAATATAAATCATCTTCTCTTTTTTTATCAAAAATAAATTTATCAAAATCTTCTCTATTTAATAACATTTGAATAAAACTAACATGACTTGAATCTAATGATTCTAATGAAATGCCATCTTCATTTATTATTAAAATTCCTACATCTAAAACTTCTTTTAATAAATCCATTATTTTTTTAAAAATATTACCATCTTTAAGACAAATTATTGTAGTACCATTATATTTATTCCCTACTTCTTCTTCTGATTCTTCTTCAGATATTTCAGAAGTAGATTCTAATTCTGATTCTGATTCTTCTTCTGATTCTTCAATCTTATCTTTTTCATCTATCTTGACTTCTTCTTCTAATATTAATTCGATTAATTTCTTCTTCTTTTCTCCATTATATCCATCAATTTTTTTACTTTTACATATTTGCTTTAGTTCCGGACATTTCTTTTTATTCAATAATTCTTTAGTATATTTTTTTACAATCACTTTTTCCGATTTAGGCATATTAAATTATATTAATTATAATTTAAATAAATTCAATTTTTTTAACTATAAGTTATTTATACTTAAAATATATTGTATAAATTATATAAAATGGGTTGTTTTCCTTGCTCTACTATAATACCAATTTTTGCTATTGTAATTATAATTATTTTGTTTTTTTTTCAAAAAAAACACGAAAATTTTGACAGCGAACCTTTCCCAGCAGACAATTGTAAAAGTTTAAAAAAAAAAAATAATATAGATTGTGAATGCGTTAGAAAATCTGATAGTCATAATCAATGTACTACGAAAGTTAATTGTGTAGAATCTACTTCTGAAATATCTGGTTATGAAGAAAATTATACTCCTTTTAATCCACCTGTTCAATTTACTAACTGGATTAAAGAAAAAACAACTGACAGATATTTAGATACTAAAACAATACATACTTATATCCCAAAAGAATGTTTATATAAAAATGGGATATTTAATCATGGAATTATTGGTGAAACTGATATTGATGAAATTAAACAAAAAAATATTAGTTATCCACCGGATGTACCAAAGGAAAATGTAGTTCAATCTAATTATTATTCTTGTAGAATGAATTAAAATAATTTATAAATACGACTAGATATAAATAATAAAAATGGAACTAATATACCTGCTAGAATTGATATTAAAAATAAATCCTTTTTAAAAGTACATTGTGTTTGATTTTTTGCATATTTAACAAGTTCTACATCATTTGGACAAAATCCTAAAATACTACATATATTTAATGAAAATAATGTTATAGAAAGTCCAATAAGTCCAAGTGTAAATAATGATATATTTTTTAATAAAACTGTTAAAATACAAGCAATTATTAATATAAATGTAAAAAAAATCAGAAAATATTGCGATACTTTTATTGCCATTATGTTATATAATATTATATACATAATAGTAATATTTAAAACTAAATTTTTTAAAATAATTTTTTTATATTTTTTATGAATGAAATTACTATATCATATGAAAAAATAATATAACTTACAAAAAATCCACATAATAAAGCAGTAAAATACATATTTTTTGTATAATTACATCTTTGTCCTAATTTTGTTCGCGACCACATAGTCTTTTCTGTATTTAAAATACAAAAATTTCCTATAGCACAATGGCATATTATCGTAAGAGATATAACTAATGATAATAATAATAATGTATATATATTTACTTGTTTTGTATAAATAAGTAAACCCGAACATACTATTGCAATTATAGTAAAAACAATTGAAATAATTTTACCAAATTCATTTGGTTCAGTTTTTACTATATTTTGATTTTTAATTAAAATAGATTTATCTTTTACTTGATTTGCTTTCTTTTTAGATAAAACAATTTCTTTCTGAGAAGAAACTATATTAACTTGTTTTTTTTCAGGTATTTGTTTTTTTTCAGGTATTTGTTTTTTTTCAGGTATTTGTTTTTTTTCAGGTATTTGTTTTTTTTCAGGTATTTGTTTTTTTAACAATAATTTATTTGTTTGATTTATTAATTTATTAACTTTAGAATTTAATTTACTATTGGATTTAACATTTTCTACTTTATTTTTTTTTAAGTTTTGTGTATGTTCTTTCTTACTTGATTTTAATTCACTGATAGAACTATTTAACAAATCTTTATTTAAATTATGTTTTTTTTGTAATTCTTTTAAAGATATATTTTGAAAAGTTTCAAATTGTTTATATTCCATATTATCTATTCTTATACATAATAGATATATTTTATATTAGTTTCATTTTTTTGGTATTTGTTTTTTTTTTCGTAATGGCATTGGAGTTCCAAACAAAACATTTTTAATAAAAACACCAAAAGTTGGATCTTTATATGGATCTTTGCCATGAGTATATGTTCTCCATAAAGCATTATCCAATCTAATATTAGTTTTATCATTATTAAGAGCATTTAATGCTTCTTCTCTGTCATTTTTGATTTCAATTGCTTCTTGCATCATTCCTGTATATACTCCTCTATTATCATTTAATATTTCAATTGCTTTTTGTTCTTTATTTAATGTTTGTTGCATCATATTAGTATAAATATTTCTATTTTCCTCCAACATTGATAATATTTTTTTATTAATATTTAGTGATTCCTCAGTTAGTTCTTCTAATTTAGAAACACGCTTATTCAATTTGCTTTGATCTTCAATTATTTTATCAACTTTATTAGATAAAATTTGATCCATTAATTCCCAGTCCTGAAAATTTTTATTCATTGTATTAATATTTATGTTATTCGACATATATTATAATAGTTTAGATATTTTATATCAAAAAATTATCTATTTACGAATTTTTTAATTTATTTACGCATTGTTTATTTTTTCTTTCTATGTACTTTATATCTTAAATTATTTAAATAATCTTCATCCAAATTTAATGAAATTGATTTTTCTAAAGACTTAGTTTTATTCCATATTTTTATGATAGCAACATTTGTACGTGGACTTAGAGATATTCCATTAATATCATTTCTATGTTTATTATCACTAGTAATTATTTCACCTATCATTTTAGCAGACATTTCAATCCAATGAGAATTAATATCATCTTTTTCAATAATATAGGACCAGGTTCCACCATTGCGATTTTTGGCATCTTCCCATAATGGGAATACACCCTCTCTCATAAGAAAGTACATATTTGTTGAATAATCGGGAATTGCTTTGTAAAATTTCCAAAATCCTTCAATTGTATTAAAAGAATAGATTTGTTTATAACTTTCCTTAAGCCAATTTTTATCATATACTTTGTGAATCCAAACAATCCAAGTATTATTCAAAGAATTTGTTTGTTTTACTATATCTTTCTTTTCCATTATTAGTTTATTTGATATTAAAATTATAATCTTATTAATTAATAATTATACAATATGCTTTCTTATACATCTAAAAAATCAATTTTAAGTTTTTTTACTTCATATATATATTCACCGAGTATGTCTATATATAATTATTTCACATCACTTTATAATTCTTATTATTCCGATGAAGAAATTAAAGTAGATATAGAATCAAAAACAATAGAAATAACTTTTTGTACTAATGATAAATTATATAAAATAAAGACAAACTTAGTTAATAATAATTTGAAAGAAATTTGTCAAAAGATTGAGATAGATATACAAAATGAACTTTACATATCTCAAAAAACATATTTATCAGCTATAATAAATGATGATTATGATATAACTGATATACTTACACAATATAGTGGACCATTTGGTGATTTTTATCAACGTTATGGTTTAGATATGAAAGTAGATTATATTATACCAACTAATTTAAAAGAAGATTTTCAATCATTAAAAATAATTGATGATGAAGTAGAGATATATGAATTTAATAATTTAAATGATATATTGAGAACCGGTTACAATATAAATTGGTTTAATAATTTAAGTAATTCTGAAAAAATAAAAACAATTAAAAAATGTCCTTATATCTAATAAGAACATTTAGATATTCAGTAGAAATGGAACCATAATGTAAATATTCTAATTTTTTTTCATATCTTAATTAATTTATTTATTTTCAATAATTACTTTTATTGGAGTACATACTCTTGCCATGATTTAATTTCTATATTATTTTTATTATTATTATTATTGAATAATGATGATATGAATAAAGTAGCATTCTTTATATTCGTAAAGAGTGGAATATTATTATCAATCGCACATCGTCGAATCATATATCCATTTGTTTGCGATATATATGACCTTTTTTTAGGTATATTTACTACTAAACCTATTTTTTTGGATTTTAAATAATTAATTACATTATCTTTGTCATTATCTTGAATTTTATCCAATAATATACTTTCGATATTTTCATCTTTTAAAAAGTCATGAGTTCCTTTTGTTGAATATAATGTATATCCAAGCAATACTAATTTTTTTACAGATTCCAAAAATTCAGCTTTAAATTGAATAGAACCAATTGATATTAAAGCACTTTTAATTTTTGAAATATTTATTCCAGAACTAACTACAGAATTTAAATATGTTTCATATTTATTATTCCCAAAACAAGCTACTTCTCCAGTTGATGACATTTCAACTTTTAATACTGGATCAACTCCATCTAATCTTGTAAAAGAAAACATTGGACATTTAATCGCAATATAATCTATGTCATAAATATCAATTGGAACTCTTTTAACATCATATCCCATCATTGCTTTAGTAGCCAACTCAATAAAATCTACATTTAATGTTTTAGATACAAATGGAAAAGAACGAGATGCTCTTAAATTACATTCGATTACTTTGATAGCATTATCTTTGGATAAAAATTGTATATTAAATGGTCCTGTAATATTTAAAAATTTACATATTTGTTTAGAAACTTTCCTAATTTTTTTGATTGTTTCTATATATAATTTTTGAGCAGGTAAAATTAATGTAGCATCTCCAGAATGAACACCTGCGTTTTCAACATGTTCAGATATAGCATAATTTATTACTTTTCCCGAACATCCAACAGCATCAAATTCAATTTCTTTAGCACCTTCAATAAATTTTGATACAACAATTGGATATTTTGAATTAATTTCTGATAAATTTTTCAAATAATTATTTAAATCCGTCATAGAATAAGCAACTATCATAGCAGAACCACTTAATACATATGATGGACGAATAATAACTGGAAATTCAATCTTATTAGCAAATACTTCAATATCCTTCATGTCAATTAATTCTTTCCATTTTGGTTGATCAATTTTTAATGTATCCAATGTTCTTGAAAATTTATATCTATCCTCAGCATTATCTATAGATTCTGGTTGTGTTCCTAAAATTTTTACACCATTTACTGATAATGGCATTACTAATTTATTTGGAATTTGACCCCCAACAGAAACAATAACTCCACTACTATTTTCAATTTCATATATATCTAATACTCTTTCTAATGATAATTCTTCAAAATATAATCTATCAGTTTCATCATAATCTGTTGAAACTGTTTCTGGATTATAATTAATCATAATTGATTTTTTATTAATTTTTTTTAAAGTTTTTAAACAAGATACAGCACACCAATCAAATTCACAAGAAGAACCTATACGATAAGAACCACAACCTAATACAATTACACCATTATCATTAAAATCTAAATCACTTTCTGTACCATTATATGTACAATACAAGTAATTAGTTTTAGCTGGAAATTCTGCAGCCAATGTGTCAATTTGCTTAACACATGGAATTATATTTTTTTGTTTTCTTATATTTCGTATCAAACTTTCATTAAAATTTAATAAACTTGATATTTGCTTATCCGAAAATCCACATTTTTTTACTTTTAATATTATATCACGATTAGTCAATACATCATTCTGCTTTTGTAACCATTTTTCTGTATTAACTAAAGATTTAAATTTATTTAAAAACCATTTGTTCATTAATGTATAATCACTAATATCATCAACATCCATATTACGACAAAATGCTTCAAATATAACAAATATTCTACTATCAGTTGGTTTTTTTAATTCTTCAATTAATTCTTCATTTGTCATACGTTTTAATCTTGGAGTAGAAGTTAATAATGATATAAAATCATCATTCATCATTCTCAAACCTTTCATAAAACATTCCTCAAATGTTCGTCCTATAGCCATAATTTCACCAATTGATTTCATACAAGAACCTATAATATTAGATGAATTTGTGAATTTTTTATTATCCCATCTAGGAAATTTTATTACACAATAATCCAAACTTGGTTCAAAACAAGCAATTGTCGATTTTGTAATCATATTTTTTAAATCTATTAAATCTTTTCCTAAAGAAATTTTAGTAGCAATATAAGCTAATGGATATCCAGTTACTTTTGATGCTAAAGCACTTGAACGAGATAAACGGGCATTAACTTCTATTACGTAATACTTGTCACTTTTTGTATCTATCGCAAATTGAACATTACATTCTCCTACAATATTTAAATGACGAGCAATTTTGATTGACGATTCTCTTAATTTAAAATATTCATGATTGTTTAATGTTAATGATGGTGCAATTACAATAGAATCACCTGTATGAACTCCAACAGGATCTATATTTTCCATATTACATACAACAATACAATTATCATTGTTATCTCGAACAACTTCATATTCTACTTCTTTCCATCCCTGTAAAGATTTACTTAAAGTTACTTCTGGAGATTTACTTGAAGATAATTTAAACATAGTTATTAATTCCTTATCATTTTTTACAAATCCACTTCCTAATCCACCTAAACTATAATTAGTACGAACTAATATAGGATAACCAATATTATTAGCCCAATTAATAGCAGAATCTTCATCATGAATAATTATTGTTGGAATTATTGACTCATTTATCTCCTCTAATGTCTCATTAAATAAAACCCTATCCTCTGTAGTCTCAATTGTTTTTATTGAAGTACCCAAAACACGAACATTATTCTTTTCTAAAATACCACTTTTATTTAATAAAATTCCACAATTTAAAGCGGTTTGTCCACCAAATTGTAATAAAATACCATCTGGTTTTTCTTTTTCAATTATTTTACTTACAGTATCTAATGTTACAGGCAAAAAATATGTTTTATCAGCCATATAATCAGATGTTTGAACTGTTGCTATATTTGGATTTATTAATACAATTTCTATATTTTCTTCTTTTAATGCTTTAATACATTGAGAACCAGAATAATCAAATTCACCTGCTTGACCTATAGAAATTCCTCCAGAACCTAAAACCAAAACTTTATAAATCGGTTCTTTTGTTCTAAAATTAATTGTATTTACTGGAAATTTTTTCGTATTAATTAATGAAGAAAACGTATCAAATAAAAAATTTGTGTCCTCTGGACCACCATTACCTTCCGGGTGAAATTGAACTGAAAAAAAAGGCTTAAATTTATGAATTATACCTTCATTACTATGATCATTACCATTTATAAATAAAGGTCTCCATTCATCATTTAATGATAATTCATCAACTGCGAATCCATGATTTTGTGATGTAATATAACATTTCATATTACGCAAATCAATTGCTGGTTGATTCATACTTCTATTTCCAAATTTCATTTTATAAGTAGAAGCACCCGTTGCTAATGCCAAAATTTGATGACCTAAACATATTCCAAAAATTGGAATATTTTTTTCCAACATTTTTTTCACATTATTTATTAAAATATCCAACATTAAAGGATTACCTGGACCATTTGATAATAAAATACCATCAATTTTTTCCTCAGTAAAATCATAATTCCATGGAACTATAATTAATTGGACATCATATTTTAATAAATTTGTTAAAATACTTTTTTTACAACCACAATCAACTACTAATATTTTCTTTGAACCATCTCCTATAATTTTTTTTTCTCTAATTGATACATTTTTAACAATATTTTCTTTATTTGGATTCCAATAATCAATGGATTGATTAGGAAATTCAATCTTACATAGCGGACTACCACTAATTCTTATTTTTTTTGTTAATTCTCTTGTATCTATATCATATAATCCTGGAATCTTCTCCTCTTTTAACCATTCAGATAAAGATTGTATAGCATTATAATGTTCATAATTATCTGAATAATCAGCAACAATTACCGCCTTGACATGTATTTTCTCTGATTCAAAATATTTTAAAAATCCAAAGTCGTCTTTATCTTTATTTGGTACTCCATATATTCCAATTATTGGAAATGTTATTACCAAAATTTGACCATGATAACTTGGATCAGTTAAAGATTCCGGATAACCAACCATACCTGTATTAAAAACTAATTCGCCAGATACAGATTTTTCATATCCAAAAGATTTACAAGAAAAACTTGAGCCATCTTTTAATTTTAGAGTAATAGTATTTTGATTCATTTAAAATATAATAAATTATGGATAGTAATACTTATATTATAAATTATTGTATCTTATTTAAATATATCAATTTTTTTTATATTTAAATTATTAATAATTAATTAAGGATTATAGAGATATTATAGTATATAATATGGAAACTGCTAAAATTAATACTGATAATGAATGGACAACGGTTATAGATAAAAAAAAAGTAAAAAAAGAAAAAAGAATGAAAAAAAAACTTTTAAAAGAACAACAAAATAAAAAAAATAATTATCGTAATAAAAGTTATTATAATAATTCTAGAAAATTATATCAAAAAAAAACTGAAATAAAATCTGAAATAAAAACAATTCAAAACACTCCCGAAACTACAGATAAAAAAAACAATATTGCAATTATGACAAATGTTTTTTCGAGTTTATTAAACGAATTTGATGAATCATCCGAATAATTATTATAATATTAATAACTCAAATTAGTAATATAATAATATTATTTTGCAAAATTAGTTTTGATTATGTGATAACCATCGTATTTGGGGAAAACGATATATTCGTTTATTACTTGGATTTAAAAAAGGACGGAATGTAATTTTTGGAGTTGGTAATTCTCTCCAATTATCATTTGTATGAGAATATTTTGCTTTTCCAAGTGGTTCATATTTAAACTTCTTTGTTATTCTAAATAAAAAAAATAAAATTACTAATGCTATTATTAGAAATAATAATTTTTTTATACTCACTGATGGTAAAACATTAATACTAAACATCTATTATTTTAATATATTTTTATTTTAACTGTTTTCTATTATAATTAATTGCATTTTTTCTAAAATATATCTTTTTACTTTTTCTTTATCATAAATTAACTTTTTAACAAAAAACTCTTCGTTAAAATTTAAAGGAACTTTTAAAACTATAATTTTAGATAAATTCTGTAAATTATTACATATACTCCACATAGGCGTAGTTGATAAATATAAATTAACCCTTTTTTTATATTTATATTTTTTACCACCCCACGGCGGATCTATATATATTACATCTTGTTTTAACTTATGTATCATTTCTAAACAATTACCTTGAAAAACAGAAACATTTTTACAACCATAAGTTTCTACATTATGTTGTAAAAACTCACATCTTTCACTAGAAATTTCTATCGCATTTATATGTTTAAATACATGTGAAAATCTTATAGTATCACCACCAACGCACGCAGTCATATCTGTAATAGTTCCTTTTTTTGATACATAAGATGAAATAATTTCAGCAATTCTTTTTGATTCTTCCAATGGTGTCATACTATATACAGCTACATTATCCATTTTTAATTTACGAAGAAAACTCTCTCTTCCTTCAAATAAATATTGTAAATTTTCTATTGGTAAAGATTTAATTATATTTCTCATCTTGCTATTACTCAATATAATAAGTAATTTAAATTATTTTATTATTGTTATTTCATTTTTAAATTTTTATTTTTTATATCGTTAAAAAAAATAAAAATTAATATCCTCTATTTTATATAATACATTATGAGTGGATTAGATCTTGAATTAAAAAAATTTGATATTAATAAAATTAGTGATGACGCAGTCATTGCCGCAATTGGGCGAAGAAGAACTGGAAAATCTATAATATTAAAAGATATTTTATATAATAAAAGACATATTCCGTTTGGAACTGTAATATCAGGAACTGAAGCAGCTAATGAATTCTTTTCTGATTTTATTCCAAAAACTTATATTTTCCATGAATATGATAAAAAAATTATTAATAATGTTCTCAAAAGACAAATTAATCTTATAAAAAAAATGAAATCAAATGATAGACGATATAAAACAGTTGACCCTAGATTATTTTTAGTATTAGATGACTGCTTATTTGACGATTCTTGGACACGAGATAAAGAAATCCGATCTGTATTTATGAATGGGAGACATTATAAAGTTATTTTTTTTGTAACTATGCAATATCCATTAGGAATCCCACCAGCATTAAGAACTAATATTGATTTCACATTTATTATGCGAGAACCATATTATTCTAATCGTAAGAAAATTTATGAACAATATGCTGGTTGTTTTCCTAATTTTCAAATATTTTGTGATGTTATGAATTCATTACAACAATTTGAATGTTTAGTTATTCATAATAACGCAGAATCAAATAGATTAGAAGATCAAGTATTTTGGTTTAAAGCTTCATTACGAGATAATTTTAAATGTGGAAGTAAACAATTTTGGCAATATCATGAAGATAACTATGATAGTGATGACAATAAAAAAAACTTTGATGTTTCAAAAGTCAGTACCAAAAGAAAATATGGTAATATTAACATCAGTAAAGTAGATATATAAAATCAAGCATATAATTCATCAATCACATACTGATTTCTTTCCAATATAATAGCTCTTTTTAATTTTAAAGTAGGTGTAAGTTCATCTGTAGATACTGAAAAATCATCTAATAAAATTCTAAATTTTTTTACAGTTTGAGCATTTGATACCGCATTCTTATTTGCCTTTATTATACCTTGTTCTATATACCTTTTTAAAATATTACATGTTCTAGCATCTTCAGTATTTACTAAAATACTACCTAACTTTTTCATAAATTCGCAAACACTCTTTTCTAAAATACGTGTTGGAATTTCATCTTCAGATATTACACACTTTAATGTAATCAAACAAGTTAAATATTTCTGGGCATCACCAATTACTACTACATTTGAAATAATATCAGATAATTCTTTTTTTATATTATTTTCAATTAAAACCGGAGCAATATTTTCACCACCACGTGTTATTAAAATTTCCTTTATACGACCAGTTATTGTCAAAAAATCATCCTTATCTAAATACCCGATATCTCCTGAATGATAATAACCATCCGAATCAATAACTTGACTAGTTTTTTCTTTTTTGTTTATATATCCCATAAAAACATGCCTACCTTTACAAATTATTTCACCATTTTTTGTATCATCCGGTGAATATAATTTTAACTCTTCACCTGTAAATTTACTACCACAACAAACTCTTTTCTGAGATTGACCTGGAATTCTTACAAAATGCTTGAAATTTTTTGGTAAATTAAAAGTAACCGGACCACAACATTCAGAAGCACCATATAAATTCATTATTTGAATATCTAAACTACCAAAATATTTTAACACCTCAGTTGAAATTGGGGCAGCACCTGTCATAAATAATTTACATTTATCTAAACCTAAACCTTTTTTTATTTTACTAAAAACAATAGAATCAGCTAAATAATATACATATGGTAAATCCTTTTTCTTCTCTTTATACCTTGTCGCTTGTAATCCCACTTGCTTGGCTTTATTACCCACCAATCTTTTAAAACAACCATTACTTTTACCCAATAATTTCATCTTTTCAGCAAATTTTTCCCAAACACGAGGAACACCAAAAAATATAGTTGGTCTTACCGCACATAAAGTATCCTTTAATGAACCCTTTAAAGCATCTGGACGCGCAAAAGTTGCATGAGAACCTGTAAACATTGGAAGATAAAAATCTAATGCTTGAGCAGCTATATGACTTAAAGGTAAATAACTCACCATTCTTTCACGATTTGTTAATTCAAAATCACGCACAACCGATTGAGCTACCCACGAAATATTATCATGACTTATCATAACACCCTTAGGATTACCAGTAGTACCACTTGTATAAATTAAAGAGTGACATCTCCAGGGACTTTGCCTTGAGATACGCTCATCTAATTCAGCTTCAAATCTTGGTTCATCCCCCCTTTTCATAAATGCCCACCAAGAATAAACCGGAATAACTGATTCTGTCCAATCTGTACTTAATTTTTCATAATCTGACCAAACTATAAAAGCCTTTACTTTACCAACTAAATCATCTACATAAGTCTTATATTTATTTAATTGCTTCTCATTTTCTACTATAATTATTTGAGCATTACAATCATCTATCATATATTTACAAATTTCTGGTAAATTTGAAGTATAAACACCTGAAGATATACCACCTGCAAATATTGTAGCAAAATGAGAAATTACCCATTCATATGAATTAAAACCTTGAATCATAACACTAGAATACTCATCTAAACCACACGCAATTAAAGAACGAGCAAACTTTCTTACTTGTATATAAAACTTAGACCAAGTTTTTGTAACTGGTTGATTACCTACATTATAAGTATATGCGGGTAAATTACCATAATTACTTACAGTATTAGATAAAGCATCGTAAAGAGTTATAGGTTCAATATTATCAGTAACCTCCCTTTTAATTTCAATTCGTGGATTTGAAGTCCACATAATATCCTCACCTACTAATAATTTTTCATAAATTTTCTCCTCTTCTTTAACTTCTTCATCCAATGAAGGAGTATTAGAAATAATTTGTTTTTCTAATGTGTCCATAATATTAAATATAAGTATTAATATAATTAATTACTTATATTGAGTATCTATATGTATAAAAATAATATCAGAACATATATGCTAAACAAGCGATATGAATATACATCTGATAATATACAAAAAAAAAGTTTATTAATAAAAAAAATATTATTCAAAAATTTTGATTTTAATAAAATTAATATAATTCATACATTTTTACCAATTTTACAAAAAAATGAAATTAATACAAAAATAATTATATCAACAATATTACATAATTATAAACACTGCAAAATTCTTATTCCTAAAATTAATTTTAAAAATAAAACTCTTGATCATTACTACTATAAAGACAATAAACACTTATTACAAAATAAATACGGAATTGATGAACCATATAATTGTGAAAAATATAAAAAAAAACATAATATCAATATTATATTAGTACCATTACTAGCATTTGATAAAAATGGACACCGAGTAGGATATGGCGGTGGATACTATGACAAATTTATGATATACTATCCAAAATCTATCAAGATCGGATTATCATTAGAAGAACCAATACAAATTATAGATATTAATAATCACGATATTAAATTAAATTTTTGTATTACACCAAAAAAATTATATAAATTTGACTAAAATCTTTTTTTTATTTCATCTATTATATCGGTAGTTGATATTTCAGAATTATACGGTATCTCTTCAAAATTATTAATTATATCTTTAAAAAAACTTTCCTGTTTCTTTTTATCTTCTTCACAACTAAAACCATGAACAACTTTATCTATTTTATTATTTAATATAAATTCATTATTTATTATTAAAGGTGCCGGAAATATAACATCATCCACATACTTTATTGATTTAACTATTTCACAACGTTGTTGTTCATTAATAATCGGTTTCCTTTTATAATCAGTCGCAGCACTATCACTTATTACACCTGCTAATAAGAAACAATCTGTATAATGATTTTTTATATATTTAAACGATTTTAAATGACCAACGTGAAATAAATCGAATATACCATCAATATATATAATCATATGGTTATATATATATAGCAATATTATTTAAATATATATTATATATAATAATGGCAAAGGAATTTCATAAATCAGAAATAAAGCATTTTTCATGTAAAAATCTCCCATCAAATAAAACTAATAAATTAACATTGGGGGATATAATTGGTGAAGAAAGTGTGTATGGGACAGTTTATGAAGCGTGTATAAATGATGATTGTGAAAATGTTTTTAAATATATTCCAATTGATTGGTCACAAACTGGTATTATTACTGAGAAAATGATTTTATATGAAATAAAAATACAAAAAAAGGCAGTAGGAATTGCTCCTAAAATATTAGGTACATGGAAATGTAATGATGAGAAGAATAAAGGTATAGGATTTGCTATGGAAAGTTTAGTTAATACAGTATTTAAAGTAATAGAAAATGAAGTGAGAAAAATAATGAAAAACAATAAAATAAAGAGTAGTAATTTGAAAAATTTAATGCCACAAAAATTGAAAAATTTAATAGATGAAGTTTTAAAAAAAATAAAAATGCTTCATGACAAAGATATTTTTCATGGTGATGCTCATTTAAATAATTTCATGATTGATAAAAAATTTAATGTGAAAATAATAGATTATGGTAAAAGTGGATTAATAACAGATTATATCTATTCTTTTGGAAATAAAAATCAATTATATAGTATGCAGAATTATTTGAAATGGAAAGATTATTTTAAAATAATATCATTTTCCAAACAATCCGTGCTAATGGAAGGATTAATTGATCAAATAATAAAAAAATATGAAGAATTATTTGAACCAGAAACGATATCATATTATGAGAAAACAGAGGTCAGAGACATATTTAATAGAATACAATATAGAATAAAAAAAGCAAAGGAAAATCCAAATTACCCTTCAAATAAAGAGCAGTTAGACCTCGAGATTGAAGGTGAGATGAAAAATCTTATGAAAATAAAAATGCAAATGGACGACGAAAAAGAAGATGATAAAGAAGATGATAATTATGAGGGCTTAGGTGGTAAAAAAAGGAAGATGAAAAAGAAGAAAGTTAGAAAGCATAAAGGAATAAATCAACAAACTGGGCGTTTAAAAAAAGGTTATAAATATTCAGGTAAAAAATTGAAATCAGGATTATCACAGATAATTAAGACGAAAAGTTGATTAAATATATTTAAACGATTTTAAATGACCAACGTGAAATAAATCGAATATACCATCAATATATATAATCATATGGTTATATATATATAGCAATATTATTTAATATATTTTTACTTTTTTTAAAATAAAGATATTATATCTAATATATACTATCAATCATCAATGACAATTCCAGTCGAAAACTTAAAAACGGGTGATATTTTACTTTTTAGTACAACTTTTTCTTGGACAAATCTTATGACTTGGCCAGGTAAATTTGTTGAATTTTTTACGAAAAAACCATACTCGCACGTCGGTATGATTTTAAAAGATCCTACATGGATTAAACCTGAAATGACAGGCATTTATTTATGGGAATCTTCTTATGAGGGTACTCCAGATCCACAAGATGATAAAACTAAATTAGGAATAATGATTACTCCTATTAAACAAGTGTTATCACAACATGATGGAAGAATATGGGTACGACAATTATTTGACGTAGAAAATAAATTAACAATACCTGTTTTGAAAAAAATTCATAAAATAGTATATGAAAAACCTTATGATTTTAACCCAATTGATTGGTTATCAGCATATTTAAGAAAAAATTTTGAAAAAAGAAAAGAGTCAAGATTTTTTTGTTCTGCTTTAGTAGCATGTATATATGCGGAATCTGGTATTATTGACCCAAATACAAATTGGACTATTGTACGACCATCAGATTTTGATGAAAATGACACACATTTAACTTGGATGGGAGAATCCCATCTTGAAGGTTTATTTCAAATTGAATAATTTATGTAAAAACTAAATTTTTAATATTAAAGATTTAATCAATATGTTAATTTATTACAAATGAATTCACATATTAATATTTCATTATTGGAACATGATCCAATAATCTTTAATCTTATCAAAGATGAAGAAAAAAGACAAAAAGAAGGTTTAGAACTTATAGCTTCTGAAAATTTTACTTCAAAAGCAGTTATGGAATGCCTTGGTTCAGTTTTAACAAATAAATATTCTGAAGGATTGCCAAATGCTAGATATTATGGAGGAAACGAAGTTGTTGATAAAATTGAAAATTTATGTATACAAAGAGCATTACAGGCTTTTCGTCTTGATGAAAATCAATGGGGAGTCAATGTTCAACCATATTCTGGAAGTCCAGCTAATATGGCTGTTTATAATGGAATGTTAAACCCTCATGATAGAATTATGGGATTGGATTTACCATCTGGTGGTCATTTAACGCATGGGTTTTATACACAACGAAGAAAAGTATCAGCAACTTCAATATTTTTTGAATCAATGGGATATCATATTAAAGAAGATGGATTCATTAATTATGATGAATTAGAAAAATTAGCAATATATTTTAAACCAAAAATGATAATTTGTGGATATAGTGCATATCCAAGAGATTTAGATTATTCAAAATTTCGCAAAATAGCAGATTCTGTTGGAGCATATTTGATGTGTGATATGGCTCATTTTAGTGGATTAGTAGCGACACAAGAAATAGGAAATCCATTTGAATATTGTGATATTGTTACAACGACTACTCACAAAACTTTAAGAGGACCAAGAGCTGGATTAATTTTTTATAAATTAGATTATAAAAAACAAATTGATCAATCAGTATTTCCAGGATTACAGGGAGGACCACATAATCATCAAATTGCTGCAATAGCGACTCAATTAAAACAAGTTGTTACTCCTGAATTTAAAAATTATATTATTCAAGTAAAAAAAAATGCAAAAATATTAGCAGAAGAACTTATCAATTATGGATATACAGTATCTACTAATGGAACTGATAATCATTTAGTATTAGTTAATTTAAAACCAAAAGGTGTAACCGGAAGTAAAGTTGAAAAAATTTGCGAACTTGCAAATATATCTTTAAATAAAAATGCTGTCTATGGTGATAAATCGGCATTATCACCCGGGGGAATCAGAATAGGTTCACCACCATTAACTTCTAGGGGAATGGTAGAGAAAGATTTTAAATATATTGCACAATTAATTAATGATTGTGTTTTACTATCTATTGAAATACAAAAAATATCTGGTAAAAAAATGAAAGATTTTAATAAACATTTGGTAAATTTTGATACTCAAATTCAAGAAATTAAAAATAATGTAATCAAATTCGCTACGAAATTTGATCTTTATGTATAATATATCTTACATACTTAGTTATTTCTACATATTTTTAATATAATATATTTATAAAATTAATGTCAGTGTCTATCTTAATTCCACTATATAATGGAATTGAATTTTTAAAAGAATGTATTGAAAGTATAAAACAACAGACATATCCTTATTGGGAAATTATTATTGGAATAAATGGACATCCAAAAAATTCTGATATATATAAACAAGCAAAAAAATATGAACATACACAAATTAAAGTTATTGAATATCTAGATACTAGAGGAAAACCCCAAACACTTAATAAAATGATTAATGATTGTTCTTATGATATAATATGCTTATTAGATGTTGATGACAAATGGCTACCTAAAAAACTTGAAGAACAAATTAAAGTAAAAAAAGATTATGATGTAGTTGGTACATTATGTCAATATTTCGGAACAAAACAAGATATACCAAGAATACCACGACAAAAAATTAGAAAAAGAAAATTTCTTAAAATGAATCCTATTATCAATTCATCTTGTATGATTAATAAAAAAGATGCAATTTGGAATAATGAATTTTTAGAAGATTATGACATGTGGTTAAGATTAAATTATGAAGGAAAAACATTTTATAATATACCTAAAATATTAACATTACATAGAATACATAATAAAAGTCACTTTAATAATACTAATAATAATCACGTTCCACAATTAATATCAAAATGGACAAAAATATATAATAAAATAAAATAAAAAACAAATAGGTGTAAATTACATAAAAAATATATATAAATTATATAAATGTCTAATAATCAATTGAATATATATTACAGAAAAGATGCTGAAGAACAATTAAAATTTGAATATGAACAAGAAATTTCAAAAATAAATACAAAAAATAATCAAGAAAAAGAAAAAATTATAAATAATACAAAAAAAGAAATTAATGACAAATACCAAAACGAAGATAAAACATTAAAAAATAAATATATATCAAAATTAGAAATTGAATATGCTAATATTGAAAAAGAATTTGAAAATATTCTTGAAATTTTTGATAAAGAAACTGATAAATTAACTATTTCTATGAATGATGAAAAACTTACGGAAAATATTATAATTACAAATTATAAAAATAATGAAGAATATCAAAAAAAAATAAGGGATACACTTCGTAATTATAAAGGAGATTTACGAAAAATTAAACATGAAAGAAGAACACTAAGGCGAAATTTGATAAATGACATAATAGAACTCAAACAAGAAAAAAAGGAAAATGCTAAAATTGAAATAGATAAAATATATAATGAAATTTTTACTGAACAAAAACTTATTAAAAATAATTCTATTAATAATAAAATATTAAAAATTAATAGAATTTGGGATGATATATTAAAAGCAAATATTAATAGTTTCAATAATAAATGGAAAATAAACAAAGAAGAAAAAATACAAACAATTATTACACAATTAATTAATAAAAATAAATCTAGAATTATTAATAAATTTTCACAATTTAATCAATCGACAATAATAGATATGACTGAAACATTAAACAATAGATTATTAACTGATTGGAAAATAGAAAAAGAGAAAAAGATTAAATACAAATTACGAAATCTAGATGTATCAATAAAATCACTTAAGAATAATATTTTAAAAGAATGGAAAATAAAAGAGGAAAATATAAATCAAAAATATGATACAGAATTACATAATAAATTACTAGAAATAGACAATTCAATAGAAAAATATAATAATACTACTATACAAAATTATAAAAATTCAATTCTAAACACTATAGAAATATCTATTGTTAGTTTAGATAGAAATGATTTTCAAACAGAAGAAGAATATGCAAAAAAATTAAGAGATGAAGAAAGACAAAAAAATCATGAATTACGAAAAATGAAAAAAAAATTACGAAAAAATAAAATAATTCCGGGTGATATAAAAAAACAATTAGAAATATATAAAAAAGAAAGAATAAAAGAAAAATCTAGTATAAAAGAAAAATATAAAAACCAAAAATTATATGATATTAGGAATTTATTACAAAAAAGAGATGATAATATTATTTATGAAGTAAAGAAATTAACTGAAAAATTAACTAGTCAAGCAGAACAAGAAGTTGATATATTAAAAGAATCTTGGATTTCTAAAAAAAAAGAAGAATGTATATTACTAAATAAAGTTCAAGATAATAATATTCTTGAAATTCAAATAATAAAATTAAATGAACAACTACGAACAAAGAATTCTATAATAAATGAATTACAACAAAAGACAGAAAAACTTTTAAAAGAAAACAAACAATTTCAAACTGAAATTACTAAATTAAATAAATATATTACTCAATATAAAAAAGACAAAGATTTTGTTGATAAATTAAAAGTAAAATATATGGAAAAAGAAAATTTAAAAACAAAAGATCAAGAAAAAATTTCACAAAATGTAGTTAATCAAACACAAGAAGTCGATAACTCATTACGAACATTAACCGCTAAAAAAAAATCTTCAAAAATAGTATCAAAAATTGGACAAAAAAATAAAAAAGAAATGGAAAAAAAATTATTAATGAAAATGACACTTCGTGAAAAGGGACCACTATTTGAACATAATTATATATGTACTGGAATTTACCGAGAAGAAACTGATTTTGAAATTTTAATTAAAGCAAAAAATAATATTATAATTCATTTAAAATTTGATAGTAAATCAAATTTTGTTAATATAATTACCTCGGATACTAATATTTCTTTATCGTGTATATTAGAAAAAGATACATATTATGAAGTAATATTTGCATTTAATAATAAAAATATTACAATAAATATAAATAACACCCCATTAGGAACATATGAATTATGTGAACAATTATTAGAAGATATTATTGTTAGAATTAAATCAACTAAATCAATATTTTATCATCAATATATAAAATTTATAAATTAAAAAGTTTTATTCTTTTTATTTTTTTAATAAATTAAAATTGAAACAATTATATCTTTGTAAATACATAAAAATTAATGAATAAAAAAAATAAAATATCAAATAAAATTTTAAATAAAATTTTAAAAGATAGTATTAATTTTGATAATATTATTACTTCATTCTTATTAACAAAACAATGGAAAGATAATACTAAAATAAAAACAAAAACAAAGAAAAAAAGGAAAAATGCATATACTGTATTCAGTTCAAAATATAGAAGTATTGTTAAACAAGAAAATCCAGATAAAAAATTTGGAGAAATTAGTAAAATAATTGGAAAAAAATGGAAAGATTTAATACAAGAAGAAAAACTTACTTATCGAAATGAGGCATTAAGATTAAATCAAATTTCTAAAAATCAGATAGACAACGAAGAAGAAAATAAATTGATAGTATTTACTAATAACGAAAATTCTTTAGAAAATGATAATTTACATAAAGAAAATCAAAAGAAACTTTTCCAAAAACATCTTACTAAATTAACACAAAATATACATAATATTTTATTTGATATAATTATAAGTGATATATCAAATAAATATAATATTTCACAAAAAGAACTCGTTAAATGTATTCCATTTAAAAACAAAAAATTAAAAAAAAATGCTTATACCATATTTAGTTCTTCTCATAGAAAAAAAATTAAACAATTACACCCTGAAAAAAATTTCGGAGAAATAAGTAAAATGGTAGGATTAAAATGGAAACAACTTACTGATGAAGAAAAACTTGTATATAAAACAAAAGCTGAAGAAGAAAATAAAATATTAGATTAATTAAAATTTTCAATATTTAAAATAAATATCTATTGTATAAATATATTATAAAACATATGTCTTGTGGATATAGTTCTCAAAGTCAAGAAGAAAAAAATTTAATTAAAGTTTTAGATAAACACATTGTTGGTGGAGCAAAAAGAGGAAGAAAAAAAGTTGGAAGTAAAGTATTTAATAAGTATAAAGATAATACTGATATTAAAAAACTTGATGAAAAAATTTGCCAACAAATGACACTAAAACAATTAAGACAAACTGCGTTATACAAAAATTTACATTATGATCCACAAAATCGTCCAGCATGGAGC